CTTTAGTTTACTATGGATATTATAAAGTTCTGTCGTCAATTCGCCTTGCTGATGCTTTAAAAAGTCTCATTAATGGCAATCCTTTTATTGTTAACAGTTGGTTTATGGAAATCCTGTTAATTTTATATTTCATATTTTATCTTTCTGGTAAAATATGCCGTTCCCACATTTCGTCAACAGTATTGCTCGTTGTTACAGGTAATATAGTAGTTTTTCTCCTTTTTTATTTAAATTCATACCCGCATAATTGGTACAACACGGTTCTTTGCTTTTCTCTTGGTATTCTATGGGCATTGTATGAACCATTGCTAGGGAAAGTCATGCGCTCAAAGTCGTTATATATAGGCACAATTATATTTTTACTTGTGTTGTTTCTATTTTTGTTTTTGTCAAGAAAATTAGAAGCAATTAGTTCATTGCTATTTGCAGCCATCGTTATTATGATCAGTTATACTTTTACTTTTAAAAACTCATTCTGGAAGAAAACAAAACATATTGGATTAGAGATGTATCTTTATCACGGATTATTTATTAGCCTATTTCGTGGAAAATACCTGTTTATAAACAATACTTTTATTTTTGGAGCAAGCATTTTTCTGGCAACCTTCGTAACTGCTTTAGTCATAAATAAATTAACTAAGTTATTTCTCTCCGTTGTTCAGCGTCATGCAGCTTAATTAAAAAAATCCATCGGCGATAGAAAAATTAAGTTTTGTGCCTAGAAGAAATAATAATTAAGATTAAACATTGCGGTGAAACGTTTGCTTTTCTAAAATCATACAGAAAGCCCTCCGCCCGCATTAGCGAGCAGAGGGCCTTTTTGTTACCTGATATACAGGCTTTCGCCCGGATAAATCAGGCTATAGATTGATTTGCCGTTGTTAGCAGCCAGCGTGTACATGCTGATGCCATACTTTCTGGCAATGCTCCAGAAGCTGTCACCATATCGGACTGTGTAGTACGTGTGGCTTACCAGCGAAGTATATCCAGACGAACGCGAGCCATAGCTCTCCCCACCATTCACGCCCAAGGCAACATAACGATACCTGCCTGAATAGCTGAGATAACGTGCCCAAACATATGTGCCACGGATATACACGTGATCATAAATCACGCTTTCACCGGGTGCATAGCTACCAACAGATGCATATCCAGTTCCGGCACCCGTGCGAATGTTTACCGTCGTGGACGGCTTGAAAACACCCGCTTGCGCATAGTCGGTATCACTGGCTGCATTCGATTTCGCTGGTTGACTTGGTACCGGTGTTACAGGCACCGACGGAGTTGCTGGCTGCTTCGAGTATCCATTATCGGTCACACCAAGCAGATCAATGTTACCATCGAGGCCTTGCGACAGCCCAAATGCGCTCGTGTACTGCCAAATAGCTACCCCATCCATACTCGGAAAATAACCGTAGTCTGGTTTGGTAGTTGGTAGATAATCACGGTAAGCAGCAATCCAAAGGCTGTTAGGAAATTCTTTCAGAATACGCTGATAATCGACATGTGCCAACGTATATGGCTTGTAACTGTAATACATGGGCGTGTAGCCTTCTGAATGAATGCGCCGCATACCAGCTAAAATTGCATCCGTATTAGCTGCCATATTCCCGGAAGCACCATCTTCGTAATCCAAAGCAACGATGCTTCCCTTTGGTGTCTGCGCTTTGATACGAGGCATATAACGGTCAAGTGCTTCTAACCCCAACTGGCTACTTCCACCAACGCCATACCAGATGTAGCTATGCACACGTTTTCCTGCCGCCTTGGCACTGGCAATTTGGCTATCGTACGTCCACTGATCGATGTAAGTACCACCGTAAGTACCGCCAATCTGAGCGATGATGAACTTGTCTTGGCCTGTTCCATATCGTCCACTTGCTCCCTGATACTTTGACCAATCAGGTCCCTGATCTCCCTTGGCCGCATTGGCCTGCGATGGCAAGGCAAAAGAAATAGCCGCCAAGAAGGCGACTACCAAGGTAATTAGTTTGGTTTTTAGTTTCATGGTTTCCTCCTTTATTCTTTATCAATTTGGATTGCACGATTTTCAAATTTTTTGTAAGCATCAAGATACAATTCATGTTTATCACCATTGTATGTTATCTCGTAGTACATGCCGTCGCTGACCTTTGTACTAGCCAGTGCCTTTGAGTTCTGAAGCGCTCTGCATGACCAAACGATATATACATCATCCGGAGTGATTGAGTCCCCATCGGTCTTATCCATGTGATCATTTGCATAATCAGCAACTAAACGCTGACACGTGTTTCTAAAATCTAAGTCATTCATTGATTTTCCCCTCCTTATTGCTGTGGAGCAAAAGATGCCGGAGCTGACTCCGCCGGTGCTGCAGAAGACGTCTCTGGAACCACTTCACTAGCAGCAGTTACCTGGTCAGCCTCTTTATCCGCTTGCAGTGCCTTAATCTGATCCTCTAGCGCCTTGATCTTAGCTGCCTTGGTGGTAATGAGTGCCGGGTAAGCTAACGCCTGCTGACTATCACTAACGCCCTCCGTGGTTGGATCAACCGCTACCCCGACAATGGTCAATAATGCAAACACTGCATTGACCACTGCAGTGAGTTCTTTACCCAAACTAGCAAAGTCCCAGTTGTAACCGAAGACTGCCGCTACCGTTTGGATCACCAACAAAGAAGCTGGCACAACGGCCAGCCAGAATTTGACGCTTAATACTCGTACTTTCCAATTAATCTTCATGGTTATCTTCTCCTTTAATGCCTACATGGTCTTCCAATCGAGTAATCCTAACCGAGTGACTGCCAAGCTCATCATCGTGTGTCCTCAAGTGTTGTCCCAAGTCTGCCAGCGATTGTTCGTGCAGTTTTAGCTGACGATTAATTGTCTCTGAAAGAACTTGAATATCAGAGCGTAATGGATCTAAGGCAATCTTTTTGAACAGCCAGCTGCCCGCACTTACACCCACCCCTATGATTGATATAACCTCTGCCCAGTCACCAATCGTGTATCCAAAAAATGTCACTTTCTCACTTCCTTCCATAAAAATAGCCGCTAGCTTTTGCTGGCGACATAGTCACTGATGATTAGAAAAAGCCCAACGGTGAGTGCTGTATGTGTGGGTGATCTCTGATTTTTTTTGCATTGTCATCACCTCCTGTTTGATTTACAAATTTTTGAAAATGTAATCGGATATGCGGAAACGTGTGATAACGTTCTTCCGAAGCGTTTTGAAATCGAAGAACGTTGAAGGAATGTTAGGCCAGCGTGATAGTTCCTTGGCGTAGGCGTTAGTGCCAACACTATCCATGAACTCCTCGAACATGCTGGTGACTTTGTCTGGCGTCAGTACAGACGTCCTCAGCTGAGTATACCGTGCCTTGATTTCTGGCTTGAACGCTTTGAGGGTTCGATTCATAAGCATGTTCAGTTTGAAGTTAGCAAAGTTCTTGCTTGTCAGACCGGTATTTAGCATATCCATTTCAGGGTCGAATATTGTCTTGCCGTCCCAATTTAAACCCCATGTAGAATCAAGGTCATAAGGAATTGGTAGCCAGATGTTGCCATCGTATGTGGTGTACTCAATATTCTTGATATAAGAGTCACTGCATTCAGCAACTTGGTAAAAGATTAGAAAGTCGATAACCGCTTCGAGGTCAAGATATTGACTGAATTGGTCGTGGAACGTAGCATCGTCAGACTGCGAAACAAACTGTGCTAGTCGGTTAGTTGCCGCTTGAAATTCAGGAGTTGTCGTGCCGACTTGAACTTCCATATCTGCATCAGGATTGGCTGTGATGTCATCAGTGATGACAATGGTTGGCTTGCCGAACCCTTTATCCGTGAAATGATTTTGTGCTTCTAGAACACCGGCATTTGAAGGCACGTTATCAAATCCAAACAGATTCTCATCTTTGCCAGTATTGATGGTGTATAACCCGTGAAAAGAGCTGTTCGTATACAGAAGCGCAGGGGTTCCCTGAATTTCCCCGAGCATGCTTGCGTTTAGCAGATTTGAGTTCACATTCGCGCGGTTCTCTGTTATTTCGGCAAACAGCTTGGCGCTGACGATATTAAGCGCATGAGTGACGTCAATCCAGTTGGCTTTTAGGACAATGGTTCCCTCGTTGAGCCAGCTTGGGGCTGCTTTGAACTTGGCCTTTACAGTGCAATCAGGGTCGCTGTATAACTTGAGCTTGTAGTTCTTCTTGTCGTAAGTGGCCGAGGAGTCGCCCTGAATAGACAACTTAGCGAAGTAATTTTTGGCAATGCCATTTTTGAGAATTCTAACCGTTACTGTTGTTTTATCGCCTTTTTGAGTTGGTAAAGTACCGTCGATTTTGATAACCGGAAGATTTGTTCCGCTAGTGAAGGCGTGTTCCCCTTGGTTATCAATACCGACATCAGCACGAATGTTAATGTTTGATACTGAATAAGACAAGTCACCCGTTGATGTTGAGCAAAGTCCGAAACCATAGTTGAATTCATCAGGCTGGAAACGCGGCAATATGAAGTCAATATGGTTAATAACGCCAGCTGTTAGTGGTAGAGCGGTAATGACATAATCTCGAACCTTGGCGTTATTTAAATCGTAGCTGGTAGCGTTCACGGTGTAAATTCCTGTTGTGTCAACCAACACATCACATTCAACCAAAACATTGTGAGTACGGAAGTCATCATTTGTGGTCTCTTCGTTATTGAACAGGTATTCGAGACGAGATGTAGGCTGTTTAGACGCGGCTGGACACGAATATTTTATCCAGCGATGGTTTAGCAACATTACTGGAGAGTATGCACCGCCATTTGATGTACGGAAGTAGGCCGATCCAGTTTTTAGCGTTGGATCGTCAACTACGTTCATAGATAGCCGGTCAGGTTTTTCAAAAGCGATCGGGTAGCCGACAATTTCGGTGACGTTGAAGTCAAAAGCGGCTGAGTAATGATCCTTAAAAGTGATGAGGACTGTCGAAAGATCGGGGCGTCCAATTCGCGGTATGAAGAAATTAACCTTTGTTGGAACCGCCAAGTCACGCGACTTTACCGTATTGACGATAACATCATCAAGAACAGCCCCATTAACATCACGGAAAATAGCATGAATATCAATGACACTCGCAGCGTTGAACTTGATGATGAGTGATCCGCGAACACCCGTATTACGGACACCGTTTACTAGTTTGGTACCATCCGCACCTAAATAGCTCACGCTTTGTCCAGTGTGTCCTCCAGTCCACACGTGAAGCCATTTTTTGTCCGCGTAGAGCTCATTCCTGAAATCTACATCCGTACCGCCCTTCTGCCAAGGGGTTGTCCCCTCAGTGAAGAACGAATTTCTGAATACATTGTCACGGTTTGCGGCTTCGATATATCCGGATTCTAGGTCCGAATTGTTTGAAACTTCGTCCTCCTTGACGAGTGAATAATCAGTTGCTGAAAAGCTGACTGGCTGTCCGTCTGTATTCCATACCATAATCAAGAAATTGTCCTCCTGCCCCGTCACGTCAATATGAGCGCTGTTTCTCACAGCCATTATTTTTTGTGCATGTGCATTGAACGTCCCGAAGTCAAAGCTGGGTAGCCAGTCACCGTTTGCCTTACGCGGAATCAGCGTGATTTTCAGATTTTGATCAACTGCCGAAACAATGCGAACACCAAGACGGTAGCTACCGGTGCCAATGACGGGTTGCCCGATGCTATTCAGTCTAGGGACGACAATACCAACCCCTTGATTGTTGACGGTGCCGGAAGGTGATTGAACCGTTACCCACGTTGTGCCCTCACGATGACTTACTGAAAGCAAAACGCCGGCAACCGAAGGAACAGCATTATTGATCAGCCCGTTTTGAAACTTAGCATTTGGTACGAGGTTATTGCGGGACAGATTGTCGAGGTATTGGCCAATCTGATCCATTTTAGCGGCATCGATTGCCGGTATCTGGTAAACTCCGCCATCCTGCCATGCACCGTTTTTGTAGTAATACCATCGTTGGGAATCCAAAACCGCATAAATACTCTTACCGCCATCTCCATTAGGAAACGCCTTTTTGAGGTCATCAAAGGTTGGATACGTTCCTCGAGGTGTCTCATTTTTCATTTTGCTGAACCACTCAACAGCAAGGGCAAGCGATTCACGAACGTCTAACCCCCACTGTTTGCTACGTATCCACGTGGCTAACGACTCAGAAATATTATCGACAAAGCCGTTGTTGATGTCTTCCCTAATTGAATTTTCGTATGGAATATGCTCTGGATCACGATATGGTTCCTGCTTGTCTACCATTATTTGCTCCCTTCTGCCGGTTTGGCAGCATCTTCTAATTTCTTGACACGTTCTTCTATGGTTGCAAGGGTTGCTCCAGTGGAGGTCGTTTGTGCCTTTTTTAACTGGTCAACGTCTTTACCAATTGCGCCAATATTTTCAGTAATCGAATTGAGTTTATCGCTTATATCGGTCAGCGAATTTTTGATGCCATTAATGTCGGCATCACTAAACTCTGTCTGTATTTTGTCAACAGTTTGCTGTGCTTCTTGAGCTGCTTTTAAAGCATCCTGAGCATTAGTGTTCACTAATTCGATACGGGCCGATTGGCCGAGAACTGTTTTCTGGATCTGACCATATAA